GTTTTCATGTTTACATCCTACACATCCGCAGTCTATACAAGATTGACCACAATGACAAAAACAATCGCACTTTTCACACTTGTCCATTTGCGACTGACATCTTAAACAGAGAGTATCGCACCCCTCACACATTATTTTTTTCTAATAACTTTTTGTAATGTTCTTGCTTGTTTAGCATGTGTCTTAGATGCTTTCTTCAAACCTTTTATTACCTTTTTTACTTGTTTTTTCATTATTTCTTTTTGGTTATTAAACCCATAGCCCCTTTTGCGCCTTTTATACCAAAGCTCGCACTGCAGGCGATGTATAATAAATGCTTATAGTAATCAGGAAGTGAGTGTAGTGCCTCAAAACCTGCTTTAATATGTGGAGTCCATCCAGGAATAAATACTGCCACCGCTGGAACCAACAGGCATATTAAAATTAGCTCGTCTTTCCAAGAACCCTTCATTTGATCGACCGCACTGGCTTCCCAACCAATTGTCCCTGCAATTTGAGCCTCCTTAAGGCTCTTTTGTGCCTTAATCTCAGTCAAAGCAAGGTCTGCTTTAGCTTTTTTAGTCTCAACGAAGCCTTTTACTGCATTACCCACCAAACTTGATAGGGGACCTACTAATAAATTAAACATTTTCACCTCCTTTTGGTGTATTTGTCTTTTGTAAAGATACATCTGCACGTAAATTAGCTAAATCGTAGTCTTTTTGAAGCTTTTGTGCGTCTAAAACTTGTTTATAATCAAATTGATTCTCTTTTAATGCTTGATTTTCACCTTTGACTTGTGCATTCATCTCCATATCTGCTTGTTTTAGTGCTAATTCTTGTTGTTTAAGTAAAACAAGAGGATCCATGTTTTGGTCTTGCATCGCTTCGGCTTCTTCAGCTACCATTTGTTCAGTAATTTTTACTATCTCTTCATCTATCGCTGTTGCTCTTTGTGTCTGTAACGATTGTATTGCTTCTGGTGGGATTTGTTCGCCAAATTCTTGACGTAATTTCTCAGCTTCTTCCACCATGGCTTGATCAACAACTTGAGTTGCAAGTAAAGAAGTGTGTTGCATGATATGAGATACCAAATTCATCACAGCCATTGGATTTGCTTTGACTAAGGCAGATGACATAAAGGCTCTGTGTGCTTTTATATGTAATTCATGGTTTTGTTGTGGAAAAGCTATAAGTTTTGCACCAGTTAAAACCACACTACTTTCCATAGCAGGATCTTGAGGTTGTGGTTGTTGAGGTATAGGTAATATTTGTTCAATGTCTTTTACACCCAACGCAATATACATTCTCTTGTATGCTTCACGAAGGTTATGCATCTGAGGATTGCTTTGTGCTAACTGTAATTGATTTTGTGCTAGAGTCACACGTTGTGACATAGAGAAAATGTTTGGATCTGAAACAGGAAGAATATCTATCTGATCAGCAAAGTCTAAGGCTTTGATTTCTCTTGGTCCGCCCGGTACGTTAAACGGATAGGCACTTGGTAAAACTTGTTTAAATATATTTGCTAGTAATTCAAATTCTTTTTTCTGTGCGTAGTGTAATCTTTTGTGAACTGCTGACATAACTTTTGTGCCACGTTCCATAAGAGCCATTGTTGTACCGACAGGTGTTTGTGAACTACCAATTTCTGATAATTGCATATCTGCAACAGTTGCAAATTGTTTTGCTGCATCAACACAGAAACCTAAAAGTTGCATAAGAACTTGATCGGGTCCTTTGTAAGGTAAAGGCATTAATGCTTCACGTATAACTCCGTTCGGTGCATCTACATCTCTAAACTCACCTGGTTGTAAAGGTTGGTCATCATCACGTATTCTTAATCCTCTTGATTTAAAACCAGCAGGTAAGTTAGACAGTGTTCCTGCATCGAGTAATTGTCTTAATGCTGTTGTAGCAGTTCTTGTCAAACCACCAATCATGTGAATTAAACCAAAGCCATAAAAACCTAGACCTGGTAAAAACTTGTAATGAACAAAATAATCGTTCTTCTTTTTTAAAGGATCATTTTCATTGTAATTTCTGTAGATAGATAAAACTTTGTTGGAGCTTCTATCAATTGAGACAATGTATGGAAGTTTAATTCCTGTGGTCTCTCCTAAATCATTTGCATCTTCAAAGCCTTCTAAATCTAAATCTACGTGTAATTCAAAAATTTCAGCCATGTCATCCATTGTGTAATTTGTAGGACTAACACCATCTATTCGATCCATTTTTTCTTGTAGACCAGAAGCTTCTTCACCATCATAAGGTTGTAATTCTATATCTCTGTAAAAACCTGAAACTTGTTTCTTACGTAAATCGTTCATAGACATTTTAACGATTTGACACAAGCGATCACAGCTATCCAAATCAGACGCACCGTAAGGTACAATTACATCCTCAGCAGGAACAAACTTCGAGGTTGCTCTAGCTTGAACTTCGTCATAATAAACTTTTTTAAATGCACTTCCTGATAAAGGTAATTGAAATAACAATTGATCCATCTCAGGATTGTAATCCTCCATGACGTGTGTGATCTCATAGTTCATATATTCTTTCACACGTTCTGCAGCTTGTTGTAATTGTTCGTTGACCGCACCTACAACTTGAGTTCTTACAGGGCCATCGCTTGGTAATAGTTCAACGTAAGCCATCGCTTGAAATTGTGTAACGGCTTGTGCTAGTACAGGGTGATTGACACTCGCAGCACCACGAAACGGTCTGGTTCTTTCTTCATACTTAAAACCTAACAGATCTAAACCTTTGGTATAAGATTGTTCCCAATCTTCACGAGACGCTCGGTCATTTTCTACTCGCTCAGTGAGTTCACTGGCAAGACCACCTAAATAACTTTCGTCTAAAATTTCTGCTAAGTTAGAATTGAAACCAGATGCAACTGTTAGTTCTTCTTCACCAACTATTGCCGAGCCGTCCTCAATTATTTGTACACTGTCCTCAACTTGATCGGGAGGTAAGTCTACTTGTACTTGAGTGCCAACTTCTTCAATATCAATTTTATCATCACCACCTGCACCTATAGATTTTGCATCGGTGATGTCGCTTGGATTACGAGATGTGCTGTTAAATTTATCTACCATATTCGCCGTATATATCTGTTATAGAAACTAAACTATCTTTTGCAATAGTACCACCATCTTTTTTCTTAAACATATACATGGGTTCTTCTAATTTGCTAGGATCAAAGGTTATTGTGTACATTTTTACTTCTTGAGGATTAAACTCTTGAATTGTAATTAAAGAATTATTGGCATTATCTTCTGGTCCAAGAGGAATTAAATCAAAATCATTTTTAGAATTGTTATAATTTACAAAGTATTCCATTGTTTGCCCAGGTGCCACCTCTCTGCTTAGCACAACTTGATTAGGCTCATAGTCCATAGCTATATCTCTAATTTCTGAATCTATATATTTATCTAAACCAGCTCCTGACTCGCGATTGGCAGGTCTAATTGTATTTGTGGTGAAAAGTCTTCCATCAACTCCTCTAGAATTTATTTTTAATCCTTTGGCGGCTTGACTTGAGTCCATAATTGCTTCCTCTCCGAAAACACCATCATACTTCTTTGCAATATTTTTAAGTTGTTGAACACCTACTTTGTCATAAAGGTTTTGAAACTTCTTACTTGCATCACCCTGGCTTTTATTCCAACGTACGTTAGCACCAATATCTGCAGGCATAATTGCCACCTTATTAATACCTTTTTCTTTTGCTGCTTTAACAGTTGCTTTTATTAATAAATCTACATAGTCAGCTTGTTTGTTGAAAGGTATCGGTGGAAAGGTTTCAAGGAATTTCATATTGTAGTTAGGTAATTCATTATCTGTATCTGCAATTCTTCTAAGCTCATCAGCATCAGATGTTGAAGGAACTTTTATATCCCTCATTTTTTCATCATAATTACTTGATCGGTTCATAGTCATAAGTTGATCAACAATTGTTTGTTGATCTTGTGCTAAATCAAAAACTTTTGTTTTATATGCGGGGTCTGTGTATTGTTCTACATTTGCCATTGCAAGTGCATTAATCTGTTTTTGAATGTCATCAAGTGATTTAGTTTTTTCCGGTATTAATTCTTTAGCAACAATGTTTGGAAAAGGCTGTATAAGATTATCTGTTGCTAAGCCGTCTAGAACTCCTGGAGGATAAGCGTTGTCAAACTCTCTTAATCTATTTTTATAATAGAGATCATCTGGGCTGGACTCAACTTCCGCTGCCAATCTTTCTCTTTTTCTTTTAAGATTATTTACGTAAGCAAATAAGCGCTCCTGTTCCTTACGCACCTCAGTCAACATGTCCGTTTGCATTTCTTGTATTACAGCAACCTTTTCGTTATCAGCGTTTTTATAAGTTCCCACACGAGTAAACCCTATGGTGTTAGGTTCTTCAAAGTGTGAAGATCTAATAAATGCTTTATCTTGTCCTGGAAGGTTAGGTGCATTAATAACCACCTCAAAATATTCTTCAGCTTGTCTATCAATAGACGCACTTCCCGAGTTTTTGTGTTGAGCTTTTCCTTGATCGCTCTCAAACCTATTAAAGTTTACTGCATCTTCTCCTGCAGGTATATCATCGACTGTGTTTACACGACCAGCATCATTCTTAACACGTACCTCCAAGTTACCTAGAGGTGACGAATCATAAATAGCTTCTAAATCTTCTCTTGTAATTTTTTTATTAGGAAAAAACTGTGCGGTGTCTTCTAAGTATTGTGTGATACCTGTGTCAAGCATTTCAGCATTAGGAACCTTTTTACCCTTTACTAAGAAATTCATCCAGCCTTGAGGATAATCTGCCTTAGGTGCATTAGGGTCATTGAGCTGATCTAAGAAAAAAGACTTAAAATAAAAATCTTGTTTACCCGCTTGAAGAGGTGCTACTTGTTGCTCCCCTGGCATTGCTTGTGGTAGAGGATCTCTAGCTTGTTCTACTTTTTTTACATTCGATGGTGTTGCAACTGATTTTGGTTTTCCAAAAACTTTAAACAAACTCATCAGTCCTGCTTGTAAATTACCAGAGTCTACTGCTTCTTGAAAGAAGTCCTGATCTATTGCAGGGTCAGGTGCGAACTGTTGTTGATTAATATTTTGCAACGGATCACCGCCTATGGCCATACGTACAGGTTTGACTTCACCGCCGCCTTGAAGGCCACCTAT